CAGGGTGATTTTTTATATTGTAAATTAAAGAAAAAACATTATGATTCTGAGGGTATCAAGTCTTGTCCTGTGTTTAGTTCTATAGATGAAATTCTTACTTAGACAAGTTAAAGATATAGAATGGATGAAAGGCAAAACTAGACTTCATTCTCGGCCTCCTTAAAGTCAGTGTCTTACGGACATTGACTTTTTTTATTGTTTATTTTATAATTTTTTTAAGATGAAAAATTTTGTTGATTTACCAAATGCAGTATATAAAAATGAATTTTCTTCAGGTGTATTTTATTCAAAGCCAGGAACAACAAATTTTCAGTTCGAATGCTTAAATCCGTTAAAAACAGTTTCTTTTGCTGAAGAAATGGAAATAGATACAAATAAAGCAACAAAAGAACAATTAATAAAAAGACTTAAATCAAGAAAAGATGCAAATGTTTCTTCTATGAGAAATTTTGTTTTTGAGTGTGATAATTCTACATTGAAAGAACAAATTGCAAGAATTAAATTTCTAAAAGAAAAGAAAATAATTAACAGAATAGTTTTTAGTGGAAATAAATCCTTACATTGCAGAATAACAATTAATGAAGATCCTGAAAACATAGAACATTATAAATGGCTATGGAGTAAATTAAACGATAAATTCTTTGGTGGTTTAGCAGATAGAGCTTGCGCTAATCCTGCTCGTTTAACAAGAAAACCAAATGGAGTGAGAATAAAAAATGGAAAAGAAGTTGTACAAAAACTTTTATTTGAAGATGATTCTATAGTTTTTAATTCTACAATTTTTGATCAAAGCTGGGAAATTGAAAAAGCAGAAAGAAAGCTGCATAAACAATATAGAATTAAACATAAAGTAGATAGAGAACCAACAAATAGTTTGATTATAGATGAACTTGCATCTATGCCAGAGAGTAGCCAAGAAAAAGAATGTTGGCAAAAGGCTTGGGCTTTGGCTCAAAACGACGGTACTCTTACATATCAAGAAGCAGCCAGTGCGGTTTCTTATTTGGGCTGCCTTGGCTTTACCGCAGATGATATAATTCAGCAAATAGAGTTTGGAAAATGGAATTTTAAAAAAGAATACATAGAAAAAATTTTGGAGAGAATATGATAATAGCAGAAATCTTTTTTAGAACCGCGGAACAAATTTTAACCTTCTCTTATTTTAAAGAAGTTGTTGAAATTAAAACAAATTATATGAAAACAGATATTATAGAATTTGAAAAATTGGTTCTTAAAGAAGAAAATAAAATAAGAAAAAAATATGGTGATAATCTTGTAGAACTTAAAATAAGACGTTTTTATTAAGGAGAACAAATGAATAGTGGAGAAATTTTATACAGCGAAGGAAAAAATGATGAGTGTTATACACCAGCCTATGGTGTAGAACCAATCTTAAAATACATTCCAGAAAACGCTGTTGTTTGGTGTCCGTTTGATACAGAAGAAAGTGAGTTTGTAAAACAGATTTCTAAAACTCATAAAGTAATTAGAAGTCATATAAAAGACGGGCAGGATTTTTATACTTATGAACCCGAAGAAGAATGGGATTGTATTGTAAGTAATCCGCCATTTACAGGAAAAGCAAAAATCTTTGAGAGAGCCTTGAGCTTTAATAAACCATTTGCTTTGATAATGTCAAATACTTGGCTGAATGACGGAGGGCCATCTCGGGTTTTTGAGGGCAAAGACTTGCAGCTTTTAATGTTTGATAAAAGAATGGAATTTATCCATAATGGTAAAGGAATGGGAAGTCCTACTTTTAGTAGCTCTTATTATTGTTATAATTTCTTACCAAAACAAATTATTATGGAAAAGCTTAACAAACCAAAAAAGGAGAGAAAGAAAAATGAAAAAAAGTGATTTAGATTCTTTAATAGACGAAATAGAAAATATGTCTGTTGAAGAATATAATAAATATCATGAAGAAGCCAAGAAAATGAAAAAGGCTTATGACAAAATGATTAAAGCGATGGAGAAAAATGTTAAAGTATAAATTTAAAGACAAAATAATACAAATTTCAGATAACACGGCTTATTATCTTGATAGAGGATATCCAAAAGAAGTTCCAGTTGAAGTAGAAGATTTTTCGGGAGAAAATAAAGCATTAGCATTTAAAAGCGAAAATTCAAATGAGGCTTATATTGTTCTTCCTTGTGGAAGAAGACCAAACATTAGATATAATGATGGCAGATTTGAATGGAACGGTTTTGAATTAATAAAAAAGGTTGATTATAGAGAACTTGAAAGAAAGGAACAATAAATGGTAGGAACAGATTATATTAAAGACAAATATCCAGGAGACTGGACAGATTTTGAAGAAGAAGCGTTCGCTTTTAATGATGGAAAGAAGCAGGCAATAAAAGAAATTCTTGAAGCTCTTGGTGAAGAGTTTATACAGAGTGATGATTTTTTTGCGGAAACTATTGATAGGCTGAAAGAAGAAATAAAGCAAGATAATGAAATTTTTGCTTAAGGAGTAAAAAATGGACATAGGTAGCGGAACAGGTTGGCCCTCTTCTGCATTAAGTAATTTCGCTCCACACCCTTTTGAGATTGACGGAATACAGTGCAATTCGATGGAGGGTTTTTTACAGTCCCTAAAATTTAACAACCCTGAAATGCAGAAAGAAGTTTGTAAGATGGTTGGCAAACAAGCAAAATTTAAAGGAAAGAAAAAGAAGTGGTGGAGAACACAAACTCTATTTTGGCAAGGACAAGAAATAAAAAGAGATTCACAAGAATACCAAGATTTAATAACAAAGGCTTACAATTGTCTTTTTAAAAACGAAGGTTTTCAAAAAGCATTGAGAGCAAGTCTTGGCTGCGTTCTTACACACTCAATTGGTAAGAATAAAATAACTGAGACAGTCTTGACAGAAAGAGAATTTATTGGACAATTGAATAGATTGAGAGGAAAATTGTAATGAATGATTTTGAAGATGAATTTTTAACAGAAGTTGAAACTACTATAAAAACTCAAAAGACAAAAAGAAAGAAAGGTATAAATTCTAAGAAGAAAGGAAACAATAACGAAAATGAATGCAAGAAAATCTTAAACGAAAGATTTGAAGGGGTTGCTATTTTCCAAAGAACACCAAACTCGGGTGCGTTTGTTGGTGGACAAAACTTTTACAGAAAGGAACAGCTTAACGAAGAGCAGAACCTTTTATTTGTTGGAGATCTTTATTGCAACAGAAAAGATTTAAAGTTTACAATTGAACATAAGGCTTACGCAGAAGCAAGTTTTTGGGATTTGTTTAACGAAGCATCTGATTTGCATTCTTGGATGAAACAGGCAGAACACGATGCAGAGTCGGTTGGTAAAAGTCCAATGCTAATTGTAAAATATAATTTTCACGAACGTATTGTTTTCTTAAAAAAAGATTTTGTTGATGAATATGAAAAACATTGGGGTTTTGGATTAGACCCAATTTTTATTCATAATGGTTGGAATTGTTATTTGCTTAAAGATTTATTAAAAGAAACAGACAATTTCTTTTTTGAGGAGGAAAATAATGGCAGATAAAAAACCAGTTGATTTTATAAAAACTTTTATTGGTTCTTATATAACTACTATAGAAGATGAAATAAATAGATGGCTAGAAGATAATCCAGAATTTTATTTAGATAAAATGAATACAGTAAGAAGTGATACTGGTTATTTTACTATTATTTGTGATTTCTGTCTTAGGGAAGATCTTGAAGAAGCTTCCGAAGAAACAAATTTAACAAATGAATTGCTAAAGGGCTTAATTGGAGCTGTTAATGAATTAACTGATTCTGTAAAAGAATTGACAACTAAAAAAGATTAGGTATAATTAAAAAATATGAGTGATATATTAGAAGAAAAAACATATTTAAAGTTTGATAGTCCAACCATGGAAAAATTAATAGTTGGTTGGTTTTTTAAAGATCGTTCAATGTTTTTAAAACTTGCGCAATATTTGGTAACAAAAAATTGGAAAAAGAATTCATTTTTTAATGATGAAAAGTTGCAGTTTTTGGTAAATGCTTGTTACGCTTATAGCGATAAATATAAAAAAATGCCGAATGAAGATGCAATTTATGCAATGATTGAGAAACTTATAAAAGATGATTTTCTTAAAGAAGAAGTAAAAAAACTTTTTAAAGAACTTAAAGAAAAAGATTATTCAGAGATTTCATCAGATTTTATTAAAGATATGGCTGTTAGTTTTATTAGACATGAAAGAGCTACAGAAGCAACTTATAAATGCGATGCTGAAATTAAAGCTGGTAATTATGATAATCTTGACAAGATTATGAGAGATGCAATTAATGTAAATCTCGAAAAAGATTTGGGAACTTCTATTAAAGATGTTAAAGAAGTTCTTCCAATGATTCAAGAAGTTCATGACGATAGCGAAGGTTGTACTTGGGGTTCTGCTAAACTTGATGAAAAAATAGGAAGAATTCAGAAAGGTGAAATTGCTGCAATTGCAGGTTTGCCAGGAGCAGGTAAGACTGCTTGGCTTGGACATTTTGCTTTGTCGAATTTTAAAGAAAAGAAAAATGTAATTATATTTTCTTTTGAAGTAAATAAACAGCGACTTTCAACTCGTTTTTATAAATCATTATTTAGCCTTGATACTAACGGAATTTTAAATTTACAACCAGAAACTGCCGATGCTTCTTTAAATGATCCTTCTTTTGGTGATATAAGAATTATAACAAAGCAAGCAAATACATTTTCTTCAAATGATATTTCTGCAACTCTTAATGATTTAAGAACTTATTTAAATTGGGAGCCTGATTTAATTCTTGTAGATTATATTTTAATTACTTCGACAAATGATAAAAATAAAGATTCAAGTGATACTTACAAATATTATAAAACTGTAACAGAGGAATTAAGAAATGTAGCAGTTGAATTTAATTGTCCTCTTATCACTGCTTGTCAGTTAAATCGTGATGCTATGGGTGATAAGGGTGGCTCAAAGAAAGTTGTTACTTCAAAGGATATTTCTGAATCTCGTGGTGTGTTGGATACAGTAGATTATTTGCTTATAATCGAGCAAACTGAAGAAGAGAAGTATGCAAAGAAAGATGCGGATGGAAAAGGCGTTGAAGGAATTTATCGTTTAAGAACTGATAAAAACAGAAATGGTGATAATTCATTTGTAGTTCCATTTAAGATTAATTGGAAAACTTTAAAGATTGAAGAAACAACACTTGACAAAAAAATTTAATAAGTAATAATGTATAAAATAGGAGAAATAAATGCCTTTAAAAAAAGCGCAAAAAGTTTATTGTATAGAAACAAATGAAATATTTCCATCTTTGTCTTTTGTTAAAGATAGGGTTATTTCAAATATTTGGTTAGCAGTTCAAGAACCTACAAGAACTGCCGCTGGGCGTCACTGGAGATATGCTACACCTGAAGATTTGTTAGTTGGAAAAGAAGTAACTACTGCTGACTATCCTAACAAAAAAAAGCCAAAAAAGAAAACTATTCAAACTGTTGAAAATGGTCAAGTGCAAGAAGTTGTAGCTTCTTCTGTGAGAAGAGGCTGGTCAAGTGAAGAAATTGAAAATTGGAAAAAAGCAAAAACAATTGCAGATTCTATGACTAATTATTTAAATCAACTTGAATCTATTTTTACTTCTCCAATGAGCGAAAATGAAAAACTTGAAGCTTTTAATATGGCAGCTCTTTTTGTTGGAAAACTTATAGTTTCGTTTTGCGACTTCTGCGAAACTCAAGAAATTTATGTTGAGCGTGGAGCAAGAGGTGGAAAAATAAAAACTAAAAAAGTAGAAGAAAACAAAGAAGATGACTACGAATATGAGGAGGTAGAAAATGCTTGAGTTAAATAGAACTTACTTAGTTAGTCTAACAGATGAAACTGGTTTTAAGGGAAAGTTTGTTAGTCAATATGATGAATTTTTTGTATTTGAAACTTTTGATACAAACTCTGTCATTAATGAAGGCGGTTCGCAATATGTTAGAGTTCCTGCAAAATATTATGTTAATCCAAAACAAATTGTTGTAGCAAAAGAAATTTATTCGCTAGAAGAATGTAGTGAGTATTGGACTGCAAGTGATAACACTTATGATTTTGAAAGATCGCCAACGAGAATATTCCTTAGAGATTGGCAAAGAGATAATTTTAGTTGTGGAAAACTTTACAAGACAGAGCAAGAATGTAAGTCCGCGGAAAAATAATTGACAATTTT